GAAATGGCTAAAATACCGCGTAAGCAAGCCAAAACTATTAATTTAGGTATGATGTATGGTATGGGCGTAAACAAGCTGTCAGATCAGCTCGATATACCCGTAGAAGAGGCAAAAGAGTTAGTGGGACAGTACCATGACAGAGTCCCGTTTGTAAAACTCCTCATGAACGGCGTTATGAATAAATTGAATAACAGAGCAAGCTCAGGTTCTATTCGGTCTATTCTAGGTAGAAAATGCAGATTTGATCTGTGGGAGCCAGATACTTTTGCTATGAACAAGGCTATGCCCTATAAAGAAGCGGTCAACGAATATGGGCCCACGACACGACTCAAACGAGCCTATACCTACAAAGCGCTTAACAGACTTATTCAAGCGTCAGCCGCCGATATGACAAAACAAGCAATGGTCAATATTTATTCAGAAGGAATTATTCCATTAATACAAATACATGATGAGATTGCTATATCTTTTAGTTCAAATGACCAAATAAAAAAGGTTGCAAATATTATGGAGGAAGCCGTAAAATTAAATGTCCCAAATAAAGTGGACATAGAGATAGGTCCCTCTTGGGGCGAAAGTAAGTAAATATCCTCCCCTAAAAAAAAGACCCAGAGTGAAGATTCTGGGTCTTTCCACCATTATGATGTATCTCGCATTTTCAAAAGTATCAAATAAAACAGTTAAAGGCAACTCTTTTCTTGTAATATCTTGTAAAATCGCATAATATCTTACAAAAGCGAGGTAATTATGGATACTAATAAATGGAAAAGCGTGCTTGTGCCCAAGGATGTTTATCTAAAGATTAAAGAAATAGCTAAACTTGAAGGCCGGACTATTGGCGGACAGCTGCGACACATCTTCTCACACTATAAATCAGAAGATCAACAGCGTGTGGAAGAAATGGTCGAAGCTCAAATGAAAAGAGCGAATCACTCCGCAGCTAAACCCGAAGTTTCCGCTAAATGAAGATCCTCTTTCTGCATCAATTTAGATGCTTGTACACCCAAATTGTATAGCGCATCTGTCATGGGCCCGTCAGATGCTTTACGCCCCCGCCCCGTTACAAATATTTCTATAGCCTCATTCGTCTCCGGATGATACGATACTGTTACAGCTAGGCCCTCGCCTACTTCGGTTGTGATACACGGCCTACGGTTCGGTAATTCCATTTTAATACTCCTTTTCAATACATTTTATTTTTACAGGGATCTTGTGACATTTACACTGCGATGTGTATTTGCGCCTCTTACAAATAGGACAATAGGTTACTGGACCCCCCTTTATAATTTCAATTTTTGTCATAAGTATTAACTATAAATAACTTTTTACAAATTAATAGACTTGACATTAAAAAAAATTTATAATTCAAATTATGGACCCCTTAACTATAACGGCTGCTGTCGGTATTGCCAGCAAAGCTTTTGAGACAATTAAGGCTGGGTTTCAACTCGGCCGCGATGTGGAGTCTATGACGGGAGATCTATCCCGTTGGATGGGAGCTGTTTCAGATGTAGATAATGCAGAAAAACAAGCTAAAAACCCTCCGTTATTTAAAAAACTGTTATATGCCAGCTCAATAGAACAAACGGCTCTCGAAGCGTTTGCTGCAAAGAAAAAATTAGCGCAGCAGAGACAGGAGTTAAAAACATTTTTAAATTATACCTTTGGGCCTAACGCCTATAACGAGCTTCTGCAAATGGAAGGTCAAATAAGAAAAGATAGACAAAAAGCTATTTATGAAAGACAACAGCTGAAAGATCAAATAATTGGAATTTTAGGTATTGTTCTTCTTTGTTGTATGGTTTTAGGTTTTATTGTTTTTATATTATACCATTTAAAACATAAATATGGTTGGTAAGATTGTTGCTGCATTTGTTTTTTTCTTATATCCAGCCACACTTAACTCCGGAGGCAAAGAATACAAGTATAAAAAAAAGCCAAACTGGTCTTGGCAACAAAAACAAATTAGGAAAAAGAAAAAAACATATGTGACTTGCCGTTTAAAATATCAAAAAACATATAAGGGTAGATTAGCTTGTATTTATGAGGGAGCTAATAGAACTTATGAGCTTGAATTTACAGACACTTTTGTTGGATGCCCTCGCTCTTATAAGTGTTTGCATAATCCAAACTCCCCAGAACCCAGTATTGATGACGTTTTAGACAGTTTAAGGCAGCAAATGAAAAAATAAATTTGACATATATACAAATATATGCGACTAAAATCATTAGCAGTCAGTTTTTTTCCTCTGTAAAACTCCTAGACTGTTTATAAAATGTGTGATTAAAAAACCCCGTAACAAGGATTCCTCCATAGCTGCGGGGTTTTTTGTTTGACAATTTTTAATATATATGCGATATGTCTTATAAACACATTTATAGGAGAAAAACATGAAATATAGAGTTGAAGTTGTGCAAACCAATGTATTTTACATTGAGGCTGACAGCAAAGAGAGGGCGAGAGAGATCGCCACCGAAGATTATATCTGGGACGAAGCTCAAACAGCTCCTGATACTTATGGCGTACATTTTCATATAGAGGAGCAAGATGACACAAAATAAAACACACGCTGTTATGAGCCAAAGGCACGAGGATAAGGAGAGTAAAGATTACTTCCCTACTCCGCCTTGGGCTACAAGGGCGTTGTTTGAAAAAGTTTTGAGAAAAGTTTGGTTTGTGCCTGAAAAATTTACTGGCCGATATGGTCATATAGACTGTCTTGAGCCGGCTTGCGGGGCTGGTCACATGGTAAAAGTTTTAAAAGAATATTTCGATGTTGTACATTCAGCAGATATTGATGATTATGGTCAAGACCGCATAGCTGACTTTTTAAAAACGTCTATAGAACAAAAATATCATTACATTATTACAAACCCACCTTTTAATTTAGCAGAAGAATTTGTACATAAGGCATTATTACAAGCAAAATACTGTGTAGCAATATTTGCAAGAACACAATTTTTAGAAAGCGTAGGAAGATATGAAAGATTATTTAAAGAAAACCCTCCAAACTTTGTTGCTCAATTTACAGAAAGGGTGCCTATTCTTAAAGGCAAGTTGTCTGCGACTGCTTCCACGGCTACTAGCTATGCTTGGTTCGTTTGGAAAGGTTATGAGGATAAAGATAAAGAAGATTATACAGAAATTATCTGGATCCCGCCATGTAGAAACAAACTTGAAAAAACAACCGACTATGAAGAGAGTGTGGATGCTACATATCCTAGATCCACAAGTCACGCCTCGCAAAGAAACCTTTTTACAGAAGATTAAAAGTATTTTACGTTAATCTCTTTATATATAGAGATAAAAATAAAAAAAATATTTTTATTAAAATATAGGTGTAACTAGTGTAACCATGTAACCTTTCTTCTGTATCCCTTTATATATAAGGGTTATAACAGTTACATAAACAGTTACACTTACAATATACAAATATGTAACTATTGTTAAATCAATTTTGGCCTTATAAGAGCCTAAAAAGTTTTTTGAAAAAAAATAATTTCTGGTATATATATAAGAATATGAATAATTTAAAACCTTTGAAAAAAGGTCGAGGTAGACCAAAGGTAGATATACAAAGTAAGTTGACGAGAAAGCAAGAGCTTTTTGTGAAAGAACTTGTAAGTAATGACGGCATGATTACTATGAGAGAGGCCGCAATAAATGCTGGTTTCCCCGCTTCTTCTGCTCACACCAGAGCTTACGAAATGACTAATCCAGAGATTTGTCCTCATGTGGTTAAAGCTATACAGCTTTATAGAGATGAGTTGGACGAAAAGTATGGGGTGCATTACAAAAGACATTTAAAAGATTTACAAGTTATTAGGGACAGAGCTTTAGAAAACGGAGCATATTCAGCTGCTGTTCAAGCAGAGTACAGAAGAGGCCAAGCTCAAGGTAATATTTATATAAACAAATCAGAGATAAGGCATGGTACAATAGATAGTATGTCCAAAGATGAAGTATTAAAGGCCTTAAAAGAAATAAAGGATTCTTATGAACCGAGACACGCTGAAACAGTTATTGAACACGAGGACAAAACCTCCACCAAAAAAGGAAAGCGGCTTTTATCAGGAACTTAAAACAGCCGTAAACAGATTACCCAAAAAAATATTGTTAACACGAATAGAAAACTGGATGACGTTAGGTATTCCTGATTTATTAATTTGTGATGATAAAAATTTATTTCATTTTGTAGAATTAAAAGTAACTAGAGGTAATGTGGTTAAACTTTCTGCAAATCAAATAAGTTGGTTAACACGATATGAAAACGCTTCTACATGGGTTTTGGTAAGAACAAAAGATGAGATATACCTATATAGTGGAAAACAAGCTGTAGATTTAAGAATTAGAGGGTTACAGCTAGAACCTATCTTTAAAATGGGTACGCCTTTTGACTGGCCAAAACTTTTCCGCTTGATCTTCAAATAAAAGTATGCAATAAATCCTATACACACATTTATAGGAGTTTGTATGTTTTTAAATAAAGAACAAATTAAGATTTTAGAAAAAAAAGGTTGGACGCCAATGGAGACGGCGGACGGCTGTGCATGGTTTGGGGGTAAATCACATTCTACTCTTGCTGACTATGTTTCTCAAGACACTTTAGAAAACCATAATCTTGAAGATATAGATTTTTTGGTAGTAGGTTATTCAAAAATGGAGTCTAAAGATGACTAAAGTACACACATTTATAGGAATTGAGACTTTATTCGTAGAGTATAAATCTTACACAATAAGAATAGAGCAATCGGCTGAAACTGACGGCAATTTACATATCCATGTTTGGGATACTGAAAATTGGAAAGAAGACGGCGATTT